CCGTCGCGACCTCTCGCGATTCGAGCGCCGACCTCCTGGTCGACCTCGAGCGTGACTGTACAACCGTGGCGGCGTCGTTATACTTCGCGCCGTGCGGACCGGAATCACCAACACTACGCCCCTCGCCTGCGGGTCCGCACAACCCGGCGAGGGGCGTGGTTCTTCTCGGAGATGACTGCGATGACGATCACGGAACGACAACTCGCCGCGCGCGACTTGGGCCTTGGCTCAAGTGAAATCGCGGCCATCCTCGGGCGCGACCCGTGGCGAACGGCATGGGACGTATGGGCGATCAAGACGGGTCGAGCCGATCCTTCGCCGGTGAACGACGCCATGCGAATCGGCACGGCATTCGAGCGCGTGCTGCTCGACCTCGCCGGAGAGGAACTCGGCCGCAAGGTCGTCGCGCCGACGAGCACCTCCGTCCGCGGAGTGATGCGCGCGAACATCGACGGCATGCTTGATCGATTCGCGAAGGGTGGCGAAATCGTCGAAGCCAAGACGACGAGCGTCACCGACGGATGGGGTCCGGCCGGATCCGACGAGGTGCCGGAGCGAGTCGCGCTGCAAGTGCAGTTCCAAATGCTCTGCGCCGAAAGCCCCGTCGCGCACGTGGCGAAGCTCTCTGCGGCATTCGGATTCTCCTTCGCGCTCTACCGCATCGAACGCGACGAAGATATCTGCGCCGAGATCGAAGCCCGATGCGAGGAATGGTGGGCGAAGCACGTTGTCGAGGGCGCCGAGCCCGACGCCGCGCCGTCGCCCGACGTACTCGCTCGCGTTCGACGGGAAGCCAAGAAGGTCGACATCGACGCGACGCTCATCGCTCGCGAACGGATCGCTCGCGACGCGCTCGCGAAGGCGGAAGCCGATTACGAAGTCGCGAAGTCTGCCGTCCTCCACGCGATGGGCGACGCCGACACCGCGACCGACGGGACCTGGACTGTCCGATTCCACAACGTGAGCCGCTCCGCGCTCGACACCGCGGCGATCGTCGCGAAGTGGCCCGAAGCCGCGGACATGAAGAAAGCAACGACCTACCGTCGCTTCGACGTGCGAAAGGCGGGAGGCAAGTGATGACGACCCCGAACCTAAGCGCCGCCCTCGTGAAGGCACAATCGCTCGTCCACCCGATCGGCAAGGACGCATGGAACGCGCACCACAAGTACAAGTATGCGAGCGCCGAGACGATGCTTGCGGGCGCGCGCGAGGCGCTCAACGCCGCCGGGCTCGCGCTCTCGCGCGTCGCGTGGCGCATCGTTGACGGCGAGATCCCGATGCTCGTGTCGTCCTTCCGGCTCGACCATGAAAGCGGCGAGACGCGCGACTTCGTCGATCTGCCGTGGCCGATCCTCGAAGGCAACGGCCGACCATTCGACAAGGCGATGGCCGGAGCACTCACGACGCAGCAAGCGTACTTCGTGCGCGACCTCCTGCAGATGCCGAAGGAGGACGAGAACGAGATCGACCGACGCAACGATCGCGAGACGGTCGACGTGGAAGTGATCGGCGTCGCGGGAGCGGGCGCGATCCGGCGCAAGCTCAAGGCGGCGTCGCTCGCACTCGCCGACATGGTCGCCGACATGAAGGCGAAGAACCTCGACCCGCCGTCGGACCTCGCCAACTGGCCCCGCGCATGGGCGAAGGGTGCCGAAGCATGGATCGAACGCAAGACCTCCGAAGCGAGCGCGCCCCCTACGACGGAACCGTGATCGCTTCGCGGCGCGGGGGGCGAGCAGTACGCTCCCCGCGCCGCCTACAACCTATTGCCCGGTGCTGCGCGCGGACGAAGACCTGCGGGTCGCGCAGCCGGAAAGGTGCCGCCGTGGTAGGGCATCAGAGGATGCGTCGCGTGGAAGTCGTTTCCACGCGGCTCGTGGCGAGGATTGACCCTACCTCGCTCCGGCGACAACGTAGTCGCCGCGCTCAGCACGTGAAGCGCGCCGAACCTCCGGCGGAAATGGACATACGTGCAGCGCGACGCCGAAGCCCGAAAGGAGCGGCACGTGCCTCCGCGAGAAGTTGGCGGGGTCGCTCAGCACTCAGCCCTCACGGAGGGCACGGAGAACACAATGCCACGCAACCCCCGAAACCCCCGACTCGTTCAGATCGACCTCCTGCGCACGGACGGAGGAACGCAAGCGCGAGCGCAGATGACCGAAGATGCCGTCGCCGAATACGCGGAAGCGTTCGAGGCGGGTCACGCATTCCCGCCCATCGCCGTAGTCGATGACGGCACGACCTTGTGGCTCGCCGACGGGTTCCACCGCGTCGAAGCATCGCGCCGCCTCGGACAAGAGCGCATCCTCGCCACCGTCACGACCGGGACCATGGTCGACGCGGTGCTCATCGCGGCCGGAAGCAACGCATCGCACGGTGTCCGACGAACCAACGCCGACAAGAAGCGCGCCGTCGCGATGGTGTTGGGCTTGCCCGGATACCAAGACAAGAGCGATCGTGAGATCGCGCGCCTGTGTGCCGTGACGCATCCCTTCGTTGCCTCATGCCGTCGCCCCGCCGAAGTCGAAGTCGATGAGACCGACGAGGACAACGTCGAGGGCGACAACGCCGAGACCGCCGACGAGGCACCCGCGATGAGTGCCGCGCAAGACGCGCTCGGCGAACTGCGAAACGCCCTGCGCGCCGCCAAGCGCATGGCGCTCGAGCTCGCCGATGGGCCGCACGGCGTGTTCCTCAACCGTGACGCGATCGGGAGCGACCTCGCGAACGCGATCGCCGCCGTCGAGGGCGCGACCCCGGCGCGCGAGTGCCCGGTCTGTCACGGGAGCGGATGCCGCACGTGCCGAAACGTCGGATGGATCAGCCGCCTCGTGAACGATCACGCGCTGCCGAGCGACGTGGAGGGCGTCCGATGACCGCCAAGAAGCAAGACGCTCTATGGACCGACGCGAAGCGATGGCTCCTGTCGAAAGGCTTCTGCATCGGCACGACGAAGACCGGATGGGCAGCCGTCAACCGCAGCGGCATCGTCGTGACCGTGAGCCCGTCGCGCACGAAGATCGAATGGGACGACGGCGCGGGATGCCTCACGGTATCCCGCGCCGACGAAATCGCGATGCCATGGTTGCAGCGCGTGATGATGGAAGCCGAAACGACCCGAGAGACGGTAGCGCGCGCGCTCGCGAAGAACGGAGGGGCATCGTGATCGACATCGTGGACAGACTGCGAAGCGTGCGAGCGGCCAAGCCGTTCGAGATACTCGAACACACTGCGCAAGAAGCGGCCGACACCATCGAACTCCTCCGCGCCGAGTTGCAAAACGCTTACGACCTCACCAAAACACTTACGGCCGAGCGCGACGAGGCGAGGCGGATGATCTGCCGTTTGCATTTCACTAGTGCTGAATTGCAGCACGACTTCGCCAAAGCCAAGGGTTGGGATTGCTTCAAACAGGAGGACGGCAAGTGAGCGACGAAGAACGCGAATACCTGAACGAAATGATCAGGAGCCTCAACAATCGACTAGTCGATGCTTTGCGTGAGCGCGACGAGGCGAGGCGGGAATGCGATCGCCTCGCGAGGCGGAACACGATCCTGATCGCCGACATCGAAGCACTCGCGAGCGCGATCAACAAAGCAACGGCGACGACCGGCTTGCGCGTGCTCATGTATCGAGGAGAAGGTTGATGCTGCGTCACTACCAACTCGAAGCGATCGAAGCAGTCCGATCCGCATGGGCGAGCTCGCAGTCGTCGCTCCTGGTCATGGCGACGGGGACGGGCAAGACCGTGACCGCCGCGAGCATCATCGGCGATCGAATCGGATTCGGAGGGCGAGCGATGGTCGTGGCGCATCGCGAGGAACTCGTCGAGCAAGCCGCCGCGACGATTCGCCGCGTCGCGCGATGCGACGTAGCGGTTGAGATGGCCGATCGACGCTCCATCGAAGACGGGTTCAGTCGATGCCCGGTCGTGGTCGCGAGCGTGCAAACGCTAACGAGCAAGCGCAACGGGCGAATGCGCGCGCAGCGATTCCGGCCGCAAGACTTCGGGACCATATGGTTCGACGAAGCGCACCATGCGACCGCGAGCACGTGGTCCGCCGTATGGGAATGGTTCAAGACGAACCCCGCGTGCCGACTCCTCGGGACGACGGCGACGCCGGATCGAGCGGACGAACGCGCGCTCGGATCCGTGTTCGCGTCGGTGGCGTTCCAGTACGGGATGCTCGAAGGGATTCGCGATGGGTGGCTCGTGCCCGTGAAGCAAAGCGTCGTACACGTTCACGGGCTCGACTTCTCGAGCGTGCGAACGACCGCGGGCGAGCTCAACGGCGCAGACCTCGCGGCGCTCATGGAGTACGAGCAGACGCTACATCGCATGGTGGGACCGACCATCGAGATCGCGGGTGATCGGCGGACGCTTCTGTTCTGCACGACCGTCGAGCATGCGAAGCGCGTCGCCGAGATCATCAATCGACACAAGACGGGAAGCGCCGCCGCGATCCACGCGGCAACCGACCGCGACGAGCGGCGCAACATCCTCCGCGACTTCGGCGCGGGGCGCCTGCAGTACCTCGCCAACGTCGGAATCACGACCGAGGGATGGGACGATCCGGCGACCGATGGACGAGGCGTGCAGGTCGTTGCCATGCTTCGACCGACCAAGAGCCGCAGCCTCTACTGTCAAATGGCGGGGCGTGGGACGCGACCGCTGCCCGGCACCGTCGATCGACTCGCGACGCCCGATGAGCGACGCCTCGCGATCGCCTCGAGCGTGAAGCCGTCGGTCCTGCTGCTCGACTTCATGGGCAACTGTGGGCGACACCGCCTCGTGCATGCCGGAGACGTACTCGGCGGACGATGGGATGACGAGACCCGGCAGCGATCGACGAGACGCGCCGCCGAGACGCCCGGCGTGGAACTCGACGTGCTCGCCATGCTCGACCGCACCGAGATACTCCTTCGCGACGAGAAGGAGCGCAAGAAGCGCGAACTCCTCAAGGGCACCGCGCGCTACACGACGCAAGCGGTCGATCCGTTCGAGTTCGTCGGCATCGCGCCGCCGAAGGTGCGCGGATTCCGGGCGAAGATCCCCGCGAGCGAGAAGCAGCGGACCTACCTCGCTCGCAACGGGGTACCGAACGCCGATCGCCTAACGCTCGACGAGGCGAGTGCCATCATCGACGCGCTGATGAAGCGGCCGACCGAAGCGCAGTCGTGGTTCCTGCGGAAGCATGGGCGAGACCCGTCCGCATTCGATCGCAAGACCGCGAGCGAGGAGATCGGCCGCATCAAGGAAGGGGTAGCAGCATGACCGAGCGCAAGCCGCACGACATCGCGTTCGTCCGAGTCCGTCTGATGAGCAAGAACGAGCGCGGGGAATGGGTCTGCGCCCAAGTCGACCCACAAGGCATCGACCTCGAAGGCGGTGCCGCATTCGTGTGGGCCGAAGAACGGTCGATCGTCACGCTCGAAGAGGCGCGCAAGATCGCGAGGGGCCGATGACGAAGAAGTACGCCCGGCTCACCGCGGCGGAAACGCTCACGCGCCTCAAGGCCGAAGACTACTGCGAGGACGCTCGCACCGCCGAGATCCTCGCATGCCTGATCCGACTCGCGAACGCAGGCGGACCCGTGGCGCAACTGCTCCTCGAGAACGCGTCGCTCGCCGATCAATCGGTCCGCGCCGCCCTCGAGGAGTGGGCGAGCGCCGTGAAGACGATGCGAGAGAAGGGAATCCTGTGAGCCACCTCGTGCTCGCCGACCGAAAAACGGGCGAGATCGCGTTCGACGGCAAGCGCGTATCCCGATCCCTGCCGTGCCCGATCTGCTCGCACCTCCACCGGACGCAAAGTTGGTGCCTCGTGGACACCGCGCGCGGGCTCGCGATCTGCCCTCGCGTCGAGAGCGCGCGACGCATCGGCGACGCCGGATACCTCCACCGCATGGACGGGGGGCAGCTCGAGCCGACGAGGATCGTCGTGCGCGAGCGCACCCGACCCGACATCGCCGACCTCGGATGGTTGCAACCTCGCCTCGAAGACGCGCTCACGAGCGCGAAAGCCGCCGAACTCTCCGACCGATGGGGAACCTCCATCGCGACGCTCCATGCCATCGGGTGCGGATGGGATGGATCCGCGTGGACGTTCCCGATGCACCATGGCACCAAGATCGTCGGCTATCGACGGCGACTTCCTGATGGGGGAAAGGTCTGCCGCACCGGATCACGACTTGGACTGATGCGACGCCTCGAGACGCCCGCTGCACGGGGATCCCTGTTCATCGTCGAGGGCGAAAGTGACCTCGCCGCCGCGCTCGACCTCGGCCTCGACGCCGTCGCCCGACCCGGGTGCCGGGTCTGTGAAGACCTTGTCGTGCCCATCGCCAAGGGGCGCGATACGGTGATCGTCGCCGACAGCGACCGCCCCGGGCTCGAAGGCGCCAAGGCGCTACGCGCTCGCGTGTTGAAGATTGCTCGCTCTGTCGTTATAGTTCGACCGCCGGGCCGCCACAAGGATCTGCGCGACTGGGTGCGCGCGGGCGGCTCGCGAGAGGCGTTGCGATTCATCGTGACGAGTGTTCGAGGGTTCTGATGCCAAGGGCACCGAAGGACCCCATGACCGCAGACCTCAGCGCGCGCCTGGAACGCTGCGCCGAGGAACGCGCGCGAGCAGAGCAACAGCGCGACAGCGCAGAAGAACGAGGACGCCGATGGCTCGAGGAACTCCTGTCGCTCAACGACGAGATCGAGCGCCTCATGAAGCACATAGAAGCGGAAGTCCGAGCGGGGAACGCGAGAGCGGTGCATCATCACCTGTACCGAAGACTCACCATCGCAAGGGATGCCGCTCGGTCCGATTCGTAATCGAAGGGGAGCCGAAGCCGCAGCCGAGGCCGCGCGCCTTCCGGCGTGGGCAGTTCGTCGGCGTCTACAACCCGACCAACGCCGACGCATGGAAAGTCCGATGCGCCGTCACCGCGCACGACGCGTGCGGCAAGCCGTTCGCGAAGGCAGTCCGCGTCGCGCTTTGGTTCATGATGCCTCGGCCGGCAAGCCATCGCAAGAAGAACGGCGCGCTCCGGTCGTCCGCGCCTGCGAAGCACGTGCAGCGACCCGACGTGGACAACCTCGCGAAAGCCGTGATGGACGCGCTCTCCGGCATCGCCTTCAAGGATGACGCGCAGGTCGTCGAGTTGATCGTCGGAAAGCAATGGGCGGAAGAAGCGCACGGGTGCATCGTCACCGTCGAGGAAGTCAATGCCGTCTAAACCCCCGACCATCCGCGGAGGGCAAGATCCGCGGAAGCACGGACGCGGGTCGCGATGGCACAAGACGAGCAGAGCGGCTCGGGCCATCGAGCCGCTCTGCCGTCTATGTCTCGCAAGCGGACGCTCGGTCCCCGCGGTCTGCGTCGATCACATTCGCCCCCTCATGGATGGGGGAACCTCGACCCCCGACAACCTGCAGCCGCTCTGCCGCGCCTGTCACCATCGCAAGACCTCAAGCGACCTCGCCAACGGAGCGAGCAAGCGAGGACCATGGGCGCCTCGCATCACCATCCTCGCGGGTGCGCCCGGTGCAGGGAAGACGACGCTCGCCCGGAAGCACCTCGCAGGGAACGACCTGATCTACGACTACGACGCGCTCGTGAGCGCGTGCTCGTGCCTCGCCCCATGGTCTGCCGAGGGACTGATGCTCGCGCCTGTCCTCCGGCGCGTGCGCGACGCCATCATCGGCGCCGCTATTGATGGTCACGTGCAGGGAAGGGTATGGGTGCTGATGAGCGACCTGACCTCGGCGCTCGATCTGATGACGACGCCGGGGGTCGATCTGCTGATCCTGCATCCCGGGGTAGACGCCTGCATGGACGCGATTCGGGGAAGGCGACTCGACCCCGAGCGTGAGCGTGACGCCTGTCTCGCCGCCACCCGATTCGACGCCACCCTGCGCGCCCTGCTAGACGACCCGACGCGGCCCCTAGGAGCCGCCACGTTGCGTCGGCGCCGAGAGGACGACCCGGGGCCCCTGCCGGAGCCGGGCGCCTCTGGGGGCGTCCTACCCGCTGACCGGGTACCCCGTCCCGAAACCGCGAAATCGGCGCAGACACCGAGGCCACGCCGCCACAAACGC